AATCCGGCAGTTCCCGGATAGGTCGTGCTCTTTTCTATATGGAAATCAAGTTCGTTAATAGAATTATCCGTCCACGCAAGTGTCACGGTCGTGGCCCCGCTTATGGTTGCCGTCAACCCGGATGGCGTTATCGGAACCGTGGGACTGGGGGGTGGCGGCGGACCGGTAGTCGTCAAAACCCATGCCTCGTATGCCTCTCTCATTTTGGCGATGGTCGCCGCCTGACAAGTTGTAGACAGGTCATAACCGGACATGAACGTATGTTCAAAATTAAGGATGTGGTCATCGGAACCATCTGCGGCCCCGTATGTTGTCAGAACATCAAAGACGGCATCGTACCATTCTGCGGCCGATGGAGCCGCTCCCGCCTCCCACTTATCACACGCCGAAGCCCCGGTAGAAACCCCATCATCACTAAAGAGCATCCTTGCTCCCGTATCATTCCACGGGGAAAATCTTGACTTATAAACGGATGCTGGCCAACCATGAACCTCCATGATGACCTTATTTCTAGTCGCTTCATCGGCAAGATAACCCCTAACCGTGTTCGTAATGGAACTACTGCACGAACCGTATGTCAGTTTGTCCGGGTCTAATGTAGCGGCATCAACCAGCGGATGAATAACCGCATTGAATAGTGCCGGAAAGCCCGAATTATCCATCTCGTTCCCGACAGCCCAAACCACGTCCATGCTGGAAAACTCGGAAAGGTATTTATCAATCAGGGCATCAAAATACGGATAGGCGTCCGCATCGTAAACGGTATCTATTCCATTATTGTTCGAGACCCATGGAGAATATATTTTACTTGTCGCCCGATGGTATACGGCGTTATCGGCAAAACATTGAAAAGTGGTCAGCCCCAAGTCGTTTTCAATAAGTATCGCCTCGCCAAGAGTATCAAAATAAGCCTCATTAAAATGATCCAAATCCCATCCGACACTCTCGGAAACATACTGATATTCGCAAAACTGGCCCTTCTTTCCGTAGGGGTGGTTGTCTCTCGCGCCCGCATCGGGCATTCTGCGGATGGCGTTTGCCCCGGCATCCGCGATAGCCGTTAAGTGCGCCCGATATTTTGTTTTATCAAATACCCAACTTGTGCCGTTGTAATAGTTAAATCTGAGGGCAGGACAACCAAGGCCGCCGAGAAATCCATATACAATCCAACACTTATCGGCCACGCAAGTCTCCCCGGCTATACATTGAAGTGTTCGCCCCTAACTAAAAAGTCTATCTCGAATGCCAACCACAAAAAGGTCTTGGTCGTGGATAGACAATCTACCCTGAACGTAAAATTAAGCCCGGTAACATATTCGCTATTCATAAAGTAAAAGTCCTGCGTTTTTACTCGCCCATCTCCGGTCCCGGCCGTCGTGAACGACGTGCTCCAATTCGCCCCCCCATCGTTACTGATATAGGCGGTAATCGGGGTGCTCGCGTCTATGTCCTCGTAAATCAGGCGAAGTTTTCTAATCGTTTTCACCATTCCCGAGATGTCGGGATGCTGGTCAGTAAAGTCCAAGTCTTTCGTTCTTATATAAGACGAAACCGGATACCCGGCATCGGCATGGCTCGTATCTATCTTATATATGGCCCCGTCTGCGGCTACCACGTCGAAAGTATTAGTCAAAACTTCCGTAGTCTCCACGGTCTTTATAACCGTAGTGACCGGAGCCTTGATGATGGTTACGTTGACCGTATCAATTACATCAATGTCCTGGTGCCCGGTATTTGAAAGCGGCACTACGGCCGCAGCATCCGTAGCCACGCACGATACATTAGAATACAATGAGTTTACGATGGCATTTACCGCCCTAACCTTAAAGCAGTATAGAGTAGATATAACGAGACCTGTTTCTGTGTGAGTTTCGGCGTTCTTGGCCTTAGTGGTTGGTGAACCGTAAGAACCACCCTCTTTCTTCATATAAACTTCAAATCCGGCTTCATTGGTAGAATTATCTTTCCATGTCAGAATAATCTTGTCCGTGGAATCGGCTACGGCAGACAGATTGGTTGGGGCCGGAAGTGGCGTCGTCGCGCTTGCCTCGTTTGACGAATTAAGATATGCCGAGAAAAATATACAATCTAAATAATAAGAATATGCGGTTCCATCCTTCACGGTCGTATCCGGCCAGGAGGTCACCCAATAATGCAGTTTGCTGGTATTAATCAAAACCGCGATTTCAGCATATGTTCCACCACTCACTTTGCGATAGATACCGATGCGTTCAAGATACCAACTCGGTTCAGTTGGAAGGAGAATCCATGGGTCTTTCCAAGTAAGTTTAATCTTCGTGCCGGTTATCGCGGTTGCGACTAAATCACGGAGGCCGGGATATTGCTCTCCAGTATGCATTGCCATTTAAGCACACTCTCCAATACCCGTAACGTCCTGATAGAACTTCCACGTCGCCCATTCCCTGTTTCCGTAGTCATACACAAAAGCCAATTGTCCCTCCCCGGAATTGCTGTTGGCGATCCAAAGAATCTTTCTTTGGCCCACGAGAAGTTTTCCCCACATTCTCTTTCTATCCGTCTCGCTCACCACGTCGAAAAACTTGTCTCTAATCTTGTCTCCGAATTGCTCGGGGACGTCCCCGTTCAAGGAATAGAAGTTATCGTTCCCCAAAAATACATTCGTTCCCGCAACCGGAATGATTGAATATGGGGCGATACACCCAAGCCCCCGACGCTCGGTCGGAAACTCTACCGGAGATGTCGCCACCCCCGTCCGGTTCCCGAAAATAAGCGAGTTATATTTGTAAACAACAATCTGCTGTCCCGTCTGCCCAAGCCCCGTTATAACGTCATCGGTTCCAAGGAAATCGCTTTCTCCGGCGGTAGTATCCCCGTCCAATAAATAGGTCTCCGGCTTCCCCTCTGCCGACCACCTTACCGTCCACGGATGGCGAGTATATGTTCCTCCAACTTCGTCCGGAAAATACAGGTCCGCCAAGAAAAGCCTATTGGCGTAGTTCAGGCAATACCTGGCTTGGCATGCATTTACCGCATTTAATGCACCGGCATATCCGGCTCCGTTCCAATACTGCACATCCGTATTCCCATTGGTAAAACAGAACTTGTCATTAACTACGGTCCATGTCCACCGCTCTCCATCCGGCGTGGTATAGACTTTCCTAATCTTATACTTATCGGTAGCTGACGCCCCCCCATAGACCGCAGTTAAAACAAGAGTATCCGCATCCGTAACCGATTCTATATTTGACCACTTAGACCCGGTAGCCGGTTCTTTGTCAACGGCATGATCCGCCACCAAGTCCAAAATAAATTTATCTCCCTTCGCAACGACCCCGTTGGCTATCAAATTCGTATCCGTAAACTCAACGGCAGTCGTTCCATTTGTAGTCGCCCGTCCGGTTGTCCCGCCCGTATAGGTCTCCGTAAGATAAGACCATGTTCCGCCATCGGTCTCGGTTGGTTCGCGTTTAATAAGGTTGGCATCCGTCAAAATTAAAGAATAACTCTTGTTGTCATACTTCGTGTAAACAATACAATCTTGAACTTTGTCCCCGGATACCATTGATCTATCCAACGAATATCCCGGTCTCTTTTGAATAGACTTCCTATACATTTGTACATTCATGGACGGCCATGCGGTGGCCTGCGGGTCGGCGTTTGCGGATGCGTATTGCAAATCATATAAATGTTCTGCGGGCCGGATAATAAATTTTCTGATGAATTTAGATGTTGGCATTTAATTTCTCATTACCAGTCACCGTCATCCGCCCCAACGCCTTTATTTTTAATGGTTACGGTAGCTATAAGGGATAACGTATCCTTGGCTTTATGGGTTAATATTGGAACTGCGAGTTTTCTCAATAACATTGTTCCAGAGGATGCCGCCGTAAACACGCCTATTTCCGCGCACGTCCCCAATGCCTCGGGGGTGACTGTGGCCGAAAACTTTACGGTATCATTTGGTTTGAGAATAGACATTACCTCGATGGTTGCCTCCAACCTGGCCCCAACCGGCGTCACCAATGCCGTCTGATCGAGTGCCGCCGCCGTCACACCGCTTCCGTAACCAATCCAGGCAAAATCAACAGGACTACTCTTGTCCCCCAAGAGACCGGCAATAGCATTGAGTCCGGCGGTCGTGACCATTAAAATGCTCCGTTTGCAAAATTAAGAATAATAGATATTTCCAAACTATCCCCACTATTTATCCATCTACTTTTTGCCGTCACCCCGTCCTTAGAAAATAACCCACGATAAATCATGGACCCCCCGGATGCCGCCGTAAATATTCCCATCTCAAGGATTTCATAAGAAGCCTTTATGGTTTCACTTATAGACACCTCTAATGGATTACCCGTCGCCGACGTGGTAGCCAACGCCCGGCCCAATTCCCCGATAAGAGAAGTGTCGGTTTCGGAGGCGACGTTGGCCGTGGTACACATCCCCCAACCAATATAAAGGGGATGGGTTACATAATCGGAAATGTACTCCCGTATCTTCTGCCGACCCACAAGTGTCAGGGTTCCGATTATCATACTAATATCCCGATCCACTCATTGGGTCCATTCCTAATACCGTCTCTCGCGCCCGTTCCTCTTGGTTATATATCCCCATAAGTCCAAGTACATCCTCTACCCACGCCTTCTTTTCCAACTCGGCCAAGTCGTATTCCTTCAACCGTTGGTGGGTTTGAATTACGGCCAACTTCAGGATCGGTTCATCCCATTCCGCGCCAAGAACCGTCACGTCCGTGGACGCGCCAAGGACTGCGGGAACCATCCTGTAATAGATGACCAGACTTGTCGTACTATCGTCGGGTGTCGGGGACAGATAGATATTCGTCCCAAGTCTGACATATTCAGTCGGAGTTCCCCTGGATGCCGTCGTTACCTTGCTGAGTCTCTTATAGTATTCGTCCTTCGTAATCGGTTTTAAATAGGCATCATCCGTGGTATTCCATATCCTGCGTATGACAAGTGCATCCTCAGGCGTAAGAACATAAGCAACACCTGCCGTAGTCATTGCCGTTCCGCTTGTCTCAAGTTGCGGGAACCAGAAGGATTTATTCATCCCGAATAGTTTGTCCCTAGTCGTGAGCGAAATGTAGGCCGCGTTAATCCATGCCGTGTAGTAATTAACGGGACTTTCCAAATCCGTCCTCTGCCCGAGTTCAAATTTTAAGTAATTTCGGAAATCGTCGAAAGAATAGTTCCCCATTTTAAGCCTCGACTTTGGCCAAAACTTCATCCTCGCGGATAATTCTATGAATGTCCTCTTTTCC